AACACTACTATAAAGCATGTGCCTATCACTGCTGTTACAGCAGGTACTCTAAAGAATGATTACAAGACAACTATTACAGTTACTGCTAATACCGCATCACTAGCGGATTTCACAGGAACTGCACTTTTAGCAAAATCAGTAGTCCCTATATTGAAACCCTCTTCAGCAAGTGGGTGTGAGTTATACATCAATGAGGTACAACTAGGATAATGAAACTAATTTCAGAAGAGATAGAAACAGTTGAAATTATTGCTGAAGAAAAAGGTGGTAAGAAAACTCTCTATATTCAAGGACCATTTCTACAAGCAGAGGTGGTGAATCGTAATAAACGATTTTATGGTTTGGATACGATGATCAAAGAGGTCAACCGATATAATGATTCCTTTACTAATAAGGGTCGTGCTCTTGGTGAACTTGGACATCCTGACGGACCATCTATAAATTTAGATCGCGTATCTCATAAAATTGTCTCTCTTACTCAAGAGGGAAATAACTTTATTGGTAAGGCACAGATCTTATCAACACCCATGGGAAAAATCGCGGAATCTCTTCTCTCTGAAGGAGTGAAACTCGGAGTTTCCAGTCGTGGTATGGGTTCTATCAAAAACGTTGATGGAGTAAACCACGTCGGTGAAGACTTTATGCTTGCCACTGCTGCTGACATAGTAGCAGACCCTTCTGCCCCAGATGCTTTCGTAGATGGCATCATGGAAGGTAAAGAGTGGGTGTGGGAAGGAAACGTATTGCGTGAAATGCACTGCAATGAGGTTAAGAAGTCTATAAATAAATTGGTAGATAACGAAATTCTAGAGGCAAACAAGTTGCGTCTCTTCGCGGACTTCTTATCTAACTTATAAATAATAATATTAACACATTCTAAGTACATTCGGAACCATAATGGCTGAAGAAAAAACACTACATGAGATGGAAAATCAGGTAACGAAAGGTGCTAAGTCTGCCGATCCTATGCCAAAGGCACCAAACTACGTCCCAGACGCAGGTGCAGTTGAGGATCTCGGCGGTCCTACTCCTCAGAATTCCAAGTCTACAGACGACTCTAACAAGTTGAAGACTCCATCCGCTAAGTTTGCCCAACAGGGCGATCCACAGACTAAAGGGTCTGCAGGATCTCATACACTTCCCGGTCCCTCTGCTATAACCTCAACAGGTTACGGTACTGGTGCTAACGAAGAAGTGGAGAAGGAAGAGGAAGAGGTAGAAAACGTTATACAGGAAGAAGAGATCGATCTTTCACAAGACGTTCAAGCACTTCTTGAAGGCGAAGAACTCTCTGAAGAGTTCAAAACTAAAGCAACTACCGTTTTCGAGGCAGTTGTAAAATCAAGAATCGCCGAAGCAAAAGAGGCGATATCTGCTCAGTACGACAAAAATCTTGTCGAAGAAGTTTCTGCTATTAAGAAGGAACTTACTGAGAGAATTGATTCGTACCTTGAGTACGTATCAAATGAGTGGTTCACTGAGAACACACTTCAATTAGAATCAGGAATCAGGGGAGATCTCTCTGAATCCTTCATGACCGGTCTTAAGAACCTTTTTGAAGAGCATTATGTAAACATCCCTGATGAGAAATATGATGTACTTGAGGCAATGGTCGAAAAATTAGATAATATGGAGACAAAACTCAACGAACAGATCGAAAGCAACGTTTCATTAACTAAGCGTTTAGCAACATCTGTTTCTGACAACATCCTAGATGAAGTCTGTGAGGGTCTTGCACTATCCCAAAAGGAAAAAGTTGCAAGTCTTGCTGAAGGTGTTGAGTTTGAAAGTGAAGTACAATATCGTGAAAAACTGTCTACTCTTAGAGAGACATATTTCGCTCCTAAGAAACCAGAGGCAAATTCACAAGAAGTTATCTCTGAAGATGCTCCAATAGAGGAAACATCCCCTGTTATGGAGTCATACATTCAGGCACTAACTAAGTACCAGTAAATTAACTAAAACAAAAAACACACAACCATGTTTAATTCTTCTCAATTACAGAAGAAGTGGGCTCCTCTCCTAGAGGCAGAAGGTATTGATAAGATATCTGATAATCATAGGAAAGCGGTTACCGCACAACTTCTAGAAAACCAAGAAAGATTTTTAAGAGAGGAACGTGCATTCCTTACAGAAGCACCTCCTACAACATCATTAGGTGGCGGTGGAGCGTCAGCAGGAACACCCGGATTTAGTGGTGGTTCAACTGATGCCGGACCTGTTGCAGGTTTCGACCCAGTCCTAATTTCATTGATTCGTCGTGCTATGCCTAACTTGGTGGCATATGACCTAGCAGGCGTACAACCAATGAACGGTCCAACTGGACTTATCTTCGCGATGAGAACCAGATTTGACAATCAGTCAGGAACAGAAGCGTTCTTCAACGAACCAGATTCTGCATTCTCTGCACAAGATGACAATGCTTCACTTGCACAGGGTGACTATGCACTAAACACAACTGACGGTGGAACAGACGTTGGTTTCGGTACAACTGCACAAGGCGGTTCAAACCCATCCATTCTAAATGGTGGTTCTGCTAACGCATACTCAGTTGGACAAGGTTTTGACTCAACTGCACTTGAATCTTTAGGAGATGCAGCAGGTAATGACTTCAGAGAGATGTCATTCAGCATCGAGAAGGTTACTGTTGCAGCAAGATCAAGAGCACTAAAGGCAGAGTACAGTTTAGAACTTGCTCAAGACTTGAAGGCAATCCACGGTCTAGATGCAGAAGCAGAATTAGCAAATATCCTCTCAACAGAGATACTTGCTGAAATCAACAGAGAAATCATCAGAACAATCTACAAGGTTGCAAGACCCGGTGCACAGACAAACACTGCATCAACAGGTATCTTCGACTTAGACGTTGACTCAAACGGAAGATGGATGGTTGAGAAATTCAAGGGAATGATGTTCCAACTTGAAAGAGATGCAAACGCAATCGCACAGGAAACTCGTAGAGGAAAGGGTAACATTATCCTATGTTCTGCTGACGTTGCTTCTGCACTTACTGCTGCAGGTCAACTAGACTACACTCCTGCTCTAAACGCTAACCTACAGGTTGACGACACAGGTAACACATTCGCAGGTACATTGAACGGAAGATTCAAGGTATACATCGATCCATTCGCTGCTAACCTATCTGCTGATCAGTACTACGTTATGGGTTACAAAGGTTCTTCACCTTATGACGCAGGATTATTCTACTGTCCTTACGTTCCATTACAGATGGTAAGAGCAGTTGGACAAGATACATTCCAACCAAAAATTGGTTTCAAAACCAGATACGGTATGGTATCAAACCCATTCGCTGAAGGCACAACTCAAGGTCTTGGAAGAATCACTGCTGGTTCTAACCGTTACTACAGAAGAGTAAAGGTACAAAACCTAATGTAAGCGAGATGCTTATATCTTTACGAGACTCCTCTTTGAGGGGTCTTTTTTTATGATAAATATTCACATGGCAAATAATCCGTGTTCCCTAAACGAGGTATCCAATAGGAACTTACTCTCGATAGGAGGATTCAAATTAGTAATCAATAAATGTCCAAAGGTAGACTTTCTCTGTAATAAGGCAAATCTACCCGGAATATCTCTGGGTGTCGCTGTACAGTCAAACTACCTCAGAGATTTACCAGTTCCCGGTGAGAAACTTACTTATCAGGATCTTAGAGTTGACTTTCTTGTAGATGAGAAGTTGGAAAACTACATTCAACTATATGAGTGGATGACTTCACTAGGGTTTCCAGAAAACTTTGATCAGTTTTCCAGACTACAAAGGGACAGTAGGTATTTCCCTGATGATAATAGTTCTTTTCAAGAAAGATCTGACGCTACACTCATCATACTAAACAGCAACTATCAAGAAGCAGGAAGTATCAAGTTCAGAGATCTCTTCCCAACTGAACTGACAGGAATACCTTTTGATGCTACAATAGATCAGCAACAGTATTATACTGCAACTGCTATATTCAAATATACGATGTACGACTTGATTGACAATGCCGGAAAGAAAGTCTAGTTTTTCATTAGATAAGATACAAGAAATGTGGGAGTCTGATTCTAAAATGAATCAGGATGAACTTGATGCAGAGTCACTAAAGGTACCTCAATTACATGCTAAGTATTACGACATATATAATGTAACTCTCACTCTCAGAAAACAGACTGAGACTGCATACTCTAAAGTTCTATTAGAAAGAAGACAGTATTACCAAGGCAAAGCGACTGCTGCTGTATATGCAAAAGAACCCTTTCCCTATAAGGTAAGAGATAAAGATGATCTAAAACTTTATCTTGATGCTGATGAAAAATTGAAGAATTTATCTCTAAAACGAGAGTATTATGATATGATGCTTCGCTATATTGAAGAGATACTAAAACAAATTACTAACAGAACATATCAAATCAAGAATGCAATAGAGTGGCGACGTTTTACTTCTGGTTATGGCTGATCTGGTTATACGTAAGAAGAATGAAGTATTCTTACGAGTTGAATGTGACCCTCATATAAAGCACGAGTTACAAGATCAATTTACATTTGATGTTCCGGGTGCTAAATTCATGCCACAATACCGCAACAAGTATTGGGATGGTAAGATCCGTCTATTCAATATGGATAGAGGGGAGATATATTGTGGACTGATTGATAAATTACAAGTTTTTTGTGAAAGATATTCATATACATTTGAGTTTGAAGAGAATAAACACTATGGTTTACCCTATGAAGAGAATGATTCATTCTCAGAAGAGGGTGTCAGAGACTATCTAACAACAATATCTAAGTATAAACCTAGAGATTATCAGGTAGAAGGTGTTACAGACGCTCTGAGACGTAATAGAAGGTTGCTTATATCACCTACTGCATCTGGTAAATCACTAATGATCTACTCTATATGCAGATATCATGCAGAAAATGGTAGAAAAATACTTTTGATTGTCCCTACTACATCACTTGTAGAACAGATGTACAAGGACTTTGAAGATTATGGTTGGGATGTAGAAAAATATTGTTATAAAATTTATGGTGGTGCACCAAGAAATACTGAACAATCAGTCATAATCTCTACATGGCAGAGTATATACAAACTAGATCGTAAGTGGTTTGCTAACTTTGAAGTGGTAATAGGTGATGAAGCACATCAATTCAAATCCAAATCACTAGTAAATATCATGACTAAAATGGCAGATACAAAGTATAGGTATGGGTTTACAGGTACACTTGATGGAACACAAACTCACAAATGGGTGCTTGAAGGATTGTTTGGTCCATCATACAAAATTATTAGCACTAAAAAATTACAAGATGCAGGGTATCTTGCTAAATTGAATATCAAAGTTTTACTAATGAAACATGAACCTCAAAAATTTGATCTTTATGAGGATGAGGTTCAGTATATCATCAATAATGAGAAGAGAAATAAGTTTATCAAAAACCTTGCTCACGACCTGAAAGGCAATACATTGATACTTTATAGTAGGGTTGCTACCCATGGGCAGGTTCTTTTTGATCTCATAAATATTGGTAACCGAAAGGTTTTTTTCGTTCATGGTGGTGTGGATGCTCAAGAACGAGAAGAGGTCAGAAAGCTTACTGAGACTGAAAAAGATGCTATAATAGTAGCATCTTTCGGTACATTCTCAACAGGCATCAACATCAAAAATTTGCACAATATCATATTTGCTTCCCCTAGCAAGTCTAGAATCAGAACACTTCAATCTATTGGTAGAGTTCTAAGAAAGGGAAACAATAAAGTCAGTGCAACATTGTTTGACATAGCAGATGATACAAAGAAGGGGTCGAGAAATAACTACACATTAAATCACTTGATCGAACGGATCAAATACTACAACGAAGAAAAATTCAACTATGAAATTCTCCAAATCAAAATCGGATGAACCTTACGATGAGTTTTATGCTTCTTTAAAACTTATAACTGGTGAAGAAATATTAGGATTAGTCATGGTAGATAGTAATGGTATACCAGAAAATATTATTGTATCGAATCCGTTAGTATGTCAAGAAATTCGTTCCTCTGGAACGAATATACCCATGGGGTATAAGTTTGAACCATGGATGAAATTAACTGATGAAGACACTTTTATAATATCTCTAAAAAAAGTAATTACTGTATCAGAGATTAAAAGTAATGAACTAATAGATACGTATAAAGACTTAGTGGAACATGGATTCAATGAAACTAATCCTGATCTAACTAAAGATATGGGATATATCAGCAGTGTATCTAAAGCAAGAGATATTCTAGAGAAACTCTATAGATCTAAGAATTAATTAATATAGCCATCCCTTGAACCCTTACAGAGTTATTGTACATAAAATAGACAAGGTTGTCAAGTCATGCTATAATATGAACATAATCGATACATAACATGGTTAGAAAAAGATCGGAGCACTATGTCAATAACAAGGAGTTCTTTGCTGCTATTGTTGCATATAAACTTGATATTTTAGAGTCAGAGAAGTTAGGGAAACCAAAACCAAGAATCACAAACTATCTTGGAGAATGCTTTCTAAAGATTGCTACACACCTATCATATAAACCAAACTTTGTAAACTACATGTTCAAAGATGATATGGTATGTGATGGTATAGAGAACTGTGTGCAGTATATTAATAACTTTAATCCTGATAAATCTAAAAATCCTTTTGCATATTTCACACAGATAATACACTATGCCTTTTTACGTAGAATACAAAAGGAAAAGAAGCAATTAGAAATAAAGCAAAAAATTATTGAAAGATCTGGTTTTGATGAAGTTATGACTGCTGATCAGGAAGGTAAATCATCAGAATATAATTCAATCAAAGATGCTATACAATCTAGAAATAGTAATAGATGAAAGAAGTTTTCTTTACTCCAGACGAAATGCAAATGATTCGTGTTTGTTTGTATAATGCACCTATTCCTTATGATCAGGGTGAAGGTGCTAAAAAACTAAAAGTCCTACAAGAAAAAGTAGGTAAACCAAAAACTCGAAAAGGCGAACCTTTACCACTAATTGAATGTGATCTAACCAAGTATGAACACAACTATATGGACAGCACAGATACTATTGTCAAGCAATAGACTTCAGAAAGTTAAATTTAAGTGTCCTTCTAATCTAAGAGAGGATGCATTACAAACAGTCAAATCGATCTATGGTGTCGATGACGTCAGACAACTAACAAGAGTATGGAATTAACACAAGACATTATTGACCAGATACAGGAAGCAATGCTTCACACCAAGAAAAATGGTGATATTAACTGGCAAGAGGGTGATGAGATTGATGTATGTCTAGCAGGAACGTTTGCTGCTGATAGATTTATTGTCATACATAACAGAACAAAAAGCAGCACATCAAAACAGAATTTTGTAAAATGAAAGTTGCTATCATCACAGATCAACACTTTGGATTCAAGAAAGGATCAAAGCATTTTCATAGTTACTTCAAAAAGTTCTATGACAATGTGTTCTTTCCTACGTTAGAGGAACGTGGTATTGATACTGTGATTGATATGGGTGATACTTTTGATTCTAGAAAAGGTATTGATTTATATTCTTTAGACTGGTCACAAAGAAATTACTTTGATAAGTTGAGAGATATGGGATGTAAACTTACATCTATTGTTGGTAATCATACTGCATTCTATAAAAACACAAACGACATCAATACTATAGATCTACTACTTAGAGAGTATGATAATATAGATGTCATTGTCAATGCAGAAGAAAGAACGTTTGACAAACTCAAAGTATTATTTGTTCCTTGGATAACCTCAGATAATAGTGAAAGTACTCATGCCACTATAAAAAGATCTTCTGCCAAAGTCTGTATGGGTCATCTCGAACTCAATGGATTCTCTGCACATCATGGATATACAATGGAAGATGGTGCTGATGCTCTCCCTTTCAAAAAATTTACTAAAACTTTTTCTGGTCATTATCATACTCGCTCCACTGATGGTACTATATCCTATCTAGGTAATCCATACGAGTTATATTGGAATGATTGTAACGATAATCGTGGGTTTCACATATTTGATACCGATACACTGGAACTAGAACCAGTCAACAATCCTTATCAGATGTACAAAATTATCAGGTATAATGATACCCCCAGACAATTGTTTAGGTTCCAAGATTATAAAGATGTAATTGTAAAGGTTGTTGTATTTCAGAAGTCAAACAAGAAAGAGTATGAAAGATTTATCGATGCACTATCCAATGCAGGACCTTATGATCTCAAGATTGTAGAAAAGATTGACGGATCTCAATTAGATGATACAATAGTAGAACAGACTGAAGATACCGTGACACTGTTAGATAAATTTGTAGATGACCTACAGACTGATCTTGATAAAAACAGAATCAAATCTCTCCTCAAGAACATGTACAAAGAAGCATGTGAGGTGAGTATCTAATGTGGATTCTTGCTCCTAAAGGTTATAAAGATGAGGGTGCATATGCAGTCAAAGATAGTGCGGGAGAAAAGGTAGTCTTTCTTTTTCAAGAACATGATGACTGTGAGAGGTATGGAATTCAACTTGAAGCAAAGGGTACTTCTGATATGGAGGTTATAGAGGTGCAAGACACCATTGCTATTGCATCATGTGAGAGAGCGAAGGTAAAATTTACTATAATATCACCAGATGATATTGTGATTCCTGTAGAAAAGAATGATTGAGTTCAAAGAAATCCGATATAAAAATTTTCTATCATCAGGAAATCAATTGACTAATATTACACTCAATGAGTGTGGCACATCAGTCATCATAGGTAAAAATGGTGCAGGAAAATCAACTATACTTGATGCTCTATGCTTTGCACTGTTCAATAAACCTTTTCGTAAAATAACTAAGAGTCAAATTGTAAACTCTTCTAATGATAAAGACTGTCTTGTAGAATTAGATTTCTCTGTACACAGCACACAGTACAAAATTATTAGAGGAATCAAACCAAACAAATTCATTATAGAAAGAAATGGAAATAAACTCAACGAAGATGCTAATGCACAAGATCAACAGAAGTCTTTGGAAGACCAAATACTCAAACTCAACTACAAATCGTTCACTCAAATTGTTATACTTGGGTCTGCTTCTTTTGTTCCCTTTATGCAACTTAGTGCTCCTCATAGAAGGGAAGTTATAGAAGATCTCCTAGACATCAGAGTCTTCTCTACCATGTCAGACATCCTAAAAGAGAAAGTAAAGGGTGTCAGGACTCGTATACAGACGTTAGATCTAAAGAAGGAAAGTGTTGCAGACAAAATTATCATGCAACAAAACTTTATCAAGTCTATAGAAGAGAGTGGACATGAAGAGATAGGTGCAAAAAGACAGGAGATAAAGAATATTGAAGAGGAAATGGAAGAGTATCAGAATCTTGTAGATAATCTTCTATATGATCTAAAGATGAAAGAAGAAAGAATCAGAGATTATACAGATGTGGGTAAAAGTCTGAGAAAACTAGGAACATATAAAGGAAAGTTACAATCTAAACACACAAATTCTACGAAGGAAAGGGACTTCTTCACGAACAATGTATCATGCCCTACATGTACACAAACTATACATGAAGACTTTCGTGTAAATAAAATTGACCAACTAGAAAAAACTATCTCTGGTTTCACGGACAACCTCCAAGAAATCGAAGATGCTATCTCAGAGGCAGAATCTAAAGAGAAGCAATTTATTTCTATACAAAAGGAGATCTCCAATCTATCAAATGAAATTTCTCAGACAAATGTTCGGATTACTGGATCAAGAAAACAATCTAATAAACTCGAACAAGAAATTCAAACTATTACCACTAGACTTGAAAATAGAAATTCTGAACATGAGAAACTAAGTACATACAAGGCATCATTGAAACAAGTCCTTGCTGATTATGGAGACCTAAAAGAAAATTACGAATACTTTCAAGAAGCAAATATATTGTTGAAAGATGATGGTGTCAAGAGTTCTATCATCAAGAAATACATTCCTCTTATCAATCAACAGGTCAACAAGTACTTGCAGATGATGGACTTCTATATCAACTTTACACTTGATGAAGAGTTCAATGAAAAGATAGAGTCACCTATACATGATAAGTTTTCATATCCATCCTTCTCTGAAGGAGAGAAGATGAGAATTGACCTTGCTCTTTTATTCACATGGAGGGAGATAGCAAAGATGAAGAATAGTGTTGTGACTAATCTCCTTATCATGGATGAAGTGTTTGATTCCTCACTTGATGGTTTAGGAACAGATGAGTTTCTAAAGATTATTCGTTATGTTATAAAGGATGCCAATGTCTTTGTTATCAGTCATAAACAGGATTTAGTAGAGAAATTCAACGCTATACTTGAATTTAAAAAAGTAAAGGGATTCTCAATTCTTAGAGGAGTTGACAAAAATATATCTTAGTGGTATACTAAATACCATTACAAAGGACTCGAAAGATCGTAACCCTGCGTAGAAACACCACCCTTGTCGAGGGCGGTATCATCCGCAGGTTTTTTAGTATCTGCGAGACATAAAACAAAAATGATCAAATCAACAATCGCTGCCCTAGCAGCAACTCCTCTTCTATTCTCTGGTGCTGCGTTTGCAGGTCCTTACGTTAATGTGGAAGCAAGTGGTTCATATCCAGATGGTTCATATTCATCAGGCACATGGGAATTCCAACTTGGATACGAAGGTACAACTCCTAACGGAATTGACTGGTATGTATCTGGTGGTCCTACAACTACTCATACTGAGACTGCTGACAAGTTCGGTGACACTGAACTAATCGGTTACCTTGGTGGTGGAAAGGCAATCAACGAAAAGGTTGGAGTATACGGAGAGATCTCTGGTGCTACTAACGTTGATGACGTAGACTGGTCTGGAAAGGCAGGTGTAAAGTATACATTCTAAGATAGTATGTTATACTGAGGGGGTCTAACGACCCCTTTTTTTATGCGAAAAATTATTGTTATATTATTGAGTTGTATGGTAGTAATAGAAGGTGCTCACATGATTGCACACGTACAGAAGAACAATGTACATGGGTGGGTAATACAATACTGTAACAATTCTGATACATAACTTATATAAGACCCCCTTATGTTACCTATAAGAGGGTCTTTTCTCTGTGTTAATACAGGTACTTGACAAATGTGTAAAGTTTTGTTACGCTATATATTAATATACAACAAAAAAGTTTATGACTGTTACAACAGAATCAGGCGGACGCCAAAATGCATTCCCAACTGAGGTAAAACCTTATATCGACGAAAGCATTTCCTATGAGTCTTATGCAAAAAATGCAGAGAAGATCAATGGTAGATGGGCGATGATCGGATTGGTTGCAGGATTCGTATCTTATGTTACCACTGGTAACTTTTTCTTCGGTGGAATCTTAGGATTCTAACGAACACAACAAACACAAACAATTATCACAAGGTAAAACAAATGACTCCAGAAGCAGAAAGATTCAACGGTTGGGCAGCAATGCTAGGTTTCGTAGCAGCAGTCGGTGCATATGCAACAACAGGACAAATCATCCCCGGTATTTTCTAATGTATCCATCAAACAAAAAAGAAATAGAATCACAAAAGATAGTTGCTGAAAAAATTAATGGCAGATTTGCTATGCTCGGCATCATCGCAGGATTAGGTGCTTACCTAACAACAGGTCAAATAATTCCCGGTTTCGTATAATGAAGCACTGGAACTTCGCAGAGCAATTAAATGGTAGACTAGCAATGATGGGTCTATTAGCAGCAGTAGTGAACTACGGTTTCACTGGTTGGATCATTCCGGGGATATTCTAATGAACTCAGTAAAGAGACATCCAGTTCCATTTAAAGTGGTTCCATACATTTTTATGTTAGCAGTGATTGCAAGCACCACTACTAATGTGTTTGTATGATCGCTGAAGCATCAAACATCTCACCCTTCATGGCAATACTCTGGTGTTTCTATCCAGTAGCATTCCTTGTAGGGTTAGAGTTGTTTTTAAGAGCATCAGGTGACGATGACGATGATGATGAAGGCGGTGGAGTAATGACACCAGTATACCAAGGAGCATAATGATTTACACATTAACATTCGCATGTGCAGTAGCATTTACTGCAATCAACGGACTACCGTTCGTATTTTCATGACACTATTATTCACAGCAGCAGGGTTTCTAAACCTGCTATTTTACATATTTGCAGTTGGTTTTGTAATTTCATTACTATTAGAACAGTGGTTAAAGTTTAGACCTTTATCTGTTGATTCATCTATGAATGAAAGAAATATGTATATTGTACAGACCAACAGAAAATACTGTTGGAGACAAGCATTGATGGTTAATATCTATTGGTTCCTATGTAACGTAGGTTTGTATTTCATCTCAAGAAATATAGGGACACCAACGGATAACTTCTGGCAAGGAATATAATTCGATTCTAAAGGAGATCTTGACGATCTCCTTTTTTATTGCTATAATAGATTCAAACCTAAAAATTATGATGAAGTTATCCGATAAAACGAAGGCAATTCTAAAGAACTTCACGGAGATAAATCAATCCCTTTCTTTCAAGAAAGGAAAAAAGATAAGAACTATCTCACCTATGCAAAACATTCTTGCTGAAGCAACGATTGATGAAGAGATACCTTCAGACTTTGCAATCTATGATCTACCTCAGTTCATCACAACCATTGATGTACTATACAAAGATCCTGACATTGACATTACATCAGAGCAGTATGCTTCTATCAAAGAAGGTAAAGCAACTCGTTCAAAATATTTCTTTTCAGATCCTGATGTAATCATATCACCACCAGAAAAAGAGATGGCACTTCCTAGTGAGGAAGTATCTTTCAATCTTGATGAGAATCAGGTCAAGAAACTTATTCATTCTGCAAACATATTAGGTCTTCCTGATCTATCAGTTGTAGGTGAAGCAGGAGTTGTCAAGATTGTTACAAGTGACCGTAGAAATGATACTTCAAATGACTATACAGTAGTGGTAGGATCCACAGATCACGAGTTCTCATTCAATTTCAAGATGGAGAACATCAAACTTATTAAGGGATCATATCAAGTTAGTATATCTAAAGCAAATCTTGCTAGATTCCATAACGTAGCATATAATCTTACATATTTTGTAGCACTAGAACCTGATTCTTCATACGTCTAATGTTTTGCGATAGACTTAGTTTAGTTACTGGAGGATTTGATCCTATTCATAGTGGTCATCTTCAGTATTTCAAAAGGGCAAAAGACCTTTCAAACTATCTCGTTGTAGGACTGAATGGAGATCCTTGGTTGAAGAGAAAGAAAGGACAATACTTCCAATGTTGGACAGAACGTGCAGATATTGTACGTCATCTTGACATGGTTGATGCAGTAGTTTCTTGGGATGATTCTGATGATTCTGCATGTGGTGCTATTGCAAAATGTCTAGACATCTCTACTGAGGTGATATTCTGTAATGGTGGTGACAGAGGTAAAACTAATACACCAGAGTATGAAAAGTATAAAGACAATCCTAGAGTTACATTTGAGTTCGGTATCGGTGGTACTGATAAAATGAATAGTAGTTCTTGGATTCTCCATGGATACTTTGAGCGTCAACGTAAACTTTTAGGCATATGATTTCAGTTTTTGAATTACAACTAGCAAGAGATTTTTTATTCGGTGCATGTCCACCAGTATATACCCTACCCGGTACATGGACTAAATGCAACGCAATAATCCCTCACTATAATGCAGATCCTAATTTAACATTAGGTATATCAATAGCGGTTATCACTGTATTGTTAGCAGGATATGGTGTGTATAAAGGATTCTTTGCTAATAAAAATCTAACAGATCCATGGGACGATCATGACGACTGAACTAAGAAACAAACTGAATCTCAGAGAGTGTGATTTTCTAATCGATCTTCTCATGACTGATAGAACAAATCAGATTGTGCATACTGCCACAGTATACAAAGTAGATGTTGCTTTGCTCGTGCAAAAACTAGCAGGACAGGGTGATATGTTAGAGGGAGTATATAACGAGTTCAATGACTGAATTTTGGAAGGTCTGGAAATATGCTTTAGGATCTTTCCAAGATGAGACCACACAAAAGTATGATAATATAATCTGTATCATACGAACCTTTATTTTTTCACAACTCGTAATTACAAACTGCTTTATTGTTGCAGGTAATATTCGTCACTGGAACGATCACTACACCCCACCAAATTATGAAAGACCAGAACTCAATTCGGAAAGAAGATCAGACCCAGAGATGGAACAGGGCACTGGACATCTTCATAGAGTCAGTTCATAAACCTGATTCCACACTTAGAGGTTGTGCTCACAATCAAAAGTGCTATAATGAACTTATGTGGATCCGAGAAGATATCATAGAACATCTTCGAGGTCTTCGCAGGTAACTTATTTTTTATTATGAACAACTACGGTCTTGAAATTTTATTCTGGGTAGTACTAGGATGCTTTCTTGTATATAATTACGAGGAGTCAAAGCGATGAACATATTTGTTACTGATCCAGATCCTGTTACATCTGCTCAATGCTTACCTGATAAGCACATCGTTAAGATGCCACTAGAATCATGTCAAATGTTATCTATTGTTGCATCAGATAAGTGGGGTCATGGTTTTGGCACACTACCTAAGTTAGATGGTACACCATACAAAACAGACAAGGGTGCATTTCGTAATCATCCTTGCACTATCTGGGCACAGACTAACTTCCATTGGTTGATAGAACACGGTCTTGCATTGTGTGCAGAGTATACTCATAGATATAACAAAGTTCATAGTTGTCAGCATACTATTGAGTGTGCTGATATTATGTT